TCGACATGGCCACTACATGCGCTGAACAGTTTACCAAATACATCAACCAAGCAGAAGCCAAGAAAAAGAAAAAATGACTAAAGAAAAAACATATATCGTGTCCTATGGTGACAAAGTTGTGGAACTTCATGCCTCTGGACTAGGCAAAGAAGAGGCAACCCTTGAGTCCGAAAAGCTTGCTGGCATAGGATACAACAATGTTCGTATTCGCTTGGAAGATCCCGTTCATCCGACTTGGCCACTAAATTTCGACGCGCAATGAACATTGTTTTTGCCTACCATAACGGAGACGCTGATCTAGCCATGGAGTCAGCCAAAGCTATCACGGCCATGGGACTCAATATGCGTCACAAAGCCTATGTATGTACCAGAACTGGTACTAAAGATAGCAATGCTGTCATCCAAGAACTGAAGAAAAGCTTTCCAGAAGTTGATCAGTTGGTGGCCCAAGACGGATTTGATGGCTGGCCACTTGGCCCGAACCAGATGTTTGCTGATGTAGCTGCTGCCATGTATTCGACCAAGGCTCCGTTCTTTTTCTGGGAGCCAGATTGTGTTCCCATGAAAGAAGGTTGGGTAGATGACTTAGATACACAATATCATAAAAGACTTGGAATAATGGGGCACAAATATGAGGGTGGCATGTCGTCTAGTGGTAAAAATATCTACAAGATGATTGTGGGTAGCGCCGTCTATCCTCCTAATTTCTTAGAATTTTGTCCTTCAGCGCAATCCCTGTCCACTTACAATTTGGCCTACAAAAACGCTGGCACTATTCCAGAGCCTTGGGATGTTCGTTGCCGATGGGACTTTATGGCCATTGGGTACGATACTCCGCTTATCCGTACCTACTGGAAAAGTGTCAACTACCAGTGGAAAGATGGGAAGATTGTCTTCTATGCCGAAGACCCCGAAGCCCAAGCGGTCCAAGGAGTCACTTGCCCAGATAGAGTCATCTCTAGCCAAGCAATGGTTATCCACGGATGTAAAGATGGGTCACTCCACAAGATGGCGCAAGAGGGATTTCCAATGCCACAAAGCGTCAACAATGAGGCACAAAGTCCTACAGTTTGCAACAATGCCTCAGATAAGGTGCCTAATAGTGTGGGAATTGCAACAGATTGCGACTTAGCGCCATACCCAATTCAGGTGCTGTGTGAGGCTGTAGGACTGACCACAAGAGACAAAAGGTTGCGGGCGGTCAAACAAGATCCGCCCAAAAAAACCAAGAAAAGGCGGGTAATCTCGGAAGTAGAGCGCGAACGCCGCAGGCAATCCATGCTGGAAATTTTGCAAAGAAAGCGTGAACGAAAAGCCCAAGCGGGTGTCTAACGCTTCCTATGCACGAAGTCATTCACGAACCCTCGGCTGAAACCGCACTCCTATCCTGCCTCTGCCATGCGCCAACAGAGGACCAAAGAGAGATCCTTTTATCCATTAAGGAGGATCACTTCTACCTTCAAGAGAACAAGATCATCTTTCGGGCGATCATGCGCTGTATCGCCAAGGGGATGCAGGCCGATATCATCAATGTCAAAGGAGAGATTGAAGCTGCCAACGAATACGACATCATTGGTGGTGAACAAAAAATTACAGAAGTTGCAACTTCGTGTGTAGCCCACAACAACTGGAAACGCTACTACCCCAAGCTGGAAGAAGCCCGTTACAGAAGGTCGCTGGAATACTTGGCCAATGACATGGTTCACAAGGCGAGGGACCGCGAGCTAAAGATTGAAGAGCTAAAGAACTGGTCGGAAACAACCGTGATGCGGGCCGATTACGAGATTGATGATGGAGACAAACTATCAATCAATAGCGCCCTAGACCGCGCTGCCCAAAACATCGAATCCACGATTGCTGGCAAGCCCTGTATCGGTATCCGCACAGGAATCACACCATTGGATGACATCCTTATGTTTGGATTGCGCGGAGGAGATATGGTTGTTTTGGCGGCAAGACCAGCAGTAGGAAAGACTGCAAGCGCACTCCAGATTGCTGAAAACGTAGCACTAAACCAGAAAAAGCGGGTGCTTATCTTTTCTTTAGAGATGACCAGCGTTGCGCTTATGGAACGCATGATCCGCTCACGGGCGCGTGTAGGAGCGGCTGACATCCTTTCTGGTCGGGTCACCCCGCATCAAAAACAATCTCTGGCACGTTCTATCCAAGAGATCCACGGATCTGAAATCATCTGCGATGATAGTTCGGCAAAGTCCATAGGCTATCTCAAAGCGGTTGCCCGCCGCGCCCACCAAAGGACGCCACTAGACCTCGTCATTATTGACTACTTGCAGTTGGTTAAAGGTGATAGCAAGCGCGGAAAAGACAATCGTGTATGCGAAGTGGAAGAGATTAGTGGTGGCATCAAGGATTTGGCCAAGACCCTCAAGGTTCCAGTTTTGGTGCTGGCTCAACTCAACCGCGACCCCGACAAGCGCGGTGGACGCCCAAGCCTTTCAGACCTCAAGGGATCTGGAGCTATTGAACAGGATAGCGACATCGTCATCATGCTTCATAGCGAGGATGCCCAAGATCATGAGCAAAATCCGACCATGGAGTTCATTGTCGGCAAGCATCGTGACGGCCCGACAGGCGTTGCCAACATGAGCTTCAACAAGGCGATTACTCGCTTTGAGGTTGCTTAAACTTCCAGCAGAAGTCGGGAAACTCCAGATTCTCTCCACCCTGCACCTCGACGGGTAGGTGGACGCTTACGGAATTAAAACAGCCACATATGCCGCAAGCTTTGAGTTGCAAGTCATAGGATGTCTTTCTGGCTCCTGCAATATGGGGAAGCATTCCCGCAATCCCCTTACATCCCCAACATCCAGATGTTGCTATTTGGTGAGGGCAAGCTGCACAGATCTTGGCACGGCGTTCAGCTTCTTCTTGTGAGACAAGCTCAAACTTGCCATTTACGGCAAACTGATACATGGCCTTGACCCAGCGAACAATTTCTCCAAATCCAAGCTTCTGCTTTTCTTGAGAACAAGGAACACAGTTTTCGTTGCCAGCCATTCTGTCACAAAGATTGTTTTCTATTTGTGACACAAAATCAGTAGGCGGAGTAATTCCCTTGGAAACCAAAAGCTTTTCACAATTATTAACCATGTCCCAAAAGTCTCCACCGTGGACGGGTTCATTTACAATTGGACATTTAACCCACCAGCCTTGCGGCGGGACACTGGTTTTACGGGAATAGCAGAATCTTGGACTACTCATTAACCACAAGCTCCGCTTCATAGGTTGAGTCTTCGGGAATCTTCATAGATTCCAGTTTGGTGGCGATGTTGATTTGGATGGCATTCTGGGCATTAACCCCTTCAGAGAAGTTGATTGCAGCAGCTTCGGCCAGCTGTTTAATGTTACGCATCATCCCAAGAGCCTCCATGCCGTCGAGATCTTGCGCGGCATCAGCGGCCTTAACCAAGACTTTACCCGTCAGAAACTTGATCGATTTTTTCATAGTTTCCAATGAAGCCGTAATTTCCGACATCAAAGTGGGAACTCCGTCATCCTCCCAAGGGGCGGGGGCCGATTCATTGACAAGACGTTCCCTGCATTGAAACCAACGCTGGGTATCCCGCCAGAGGCAGACTGTGGATTCGCTAACCTTCAGTTCTTCGGCAATATCCCGCAGGGTGCGCCCCGAACAATACATGGAAAACCCCTTTATGCACTCCATTCTGCGCTTCTTGTCCATCTCCTCCATTTTGGCGGGGGGAACTACTAGTGCTACAGGACGTTCTCTATCCCAAGGATAGAGATTCTCTGCTTCGGGATTTTCTTGCCAGACCTTCGCATAATCATCCCACTTCTCGCTATAGATCAGCTTCTCAAGAGTAGGTTTGTGCTTTGTATCCAAGGCTTGCATGACTTCTGGCATCTTTCGTCCAGCGGCATACAAACGAAATGCATTCTGCTTTTTGAGGCGGTTTTCGGGGCTGTCCCAATCCCGTTCTGCAACCTTGCGCTTTTTCTCCATTGCGATTAGTGTAGTATAAATTTCATAAATGGCAACAGTTGATCAAGGTGTAGAGAAATACGGGAGGTTGTGGCTACCCAAAGACGGACAGGCGATTACGCCGATCCGTATTGAGATGGATGCGTTCTTGCAAGGGTTGACGCCCGAAGAAGGAGGTTTAGGAAAAGCCCGTCATTACCGAAACATCGTTTCAGCTATATGGCCCACCTTCCAATGGCACAAGTGGGCGGAATTAGCGGCACAGGCATTTTGCAATACTGTTCACGAAGTAGACGAAGTCACGGGCAACCGATTTATCCGAAGTGTAACGGGATTAGCGGGAGGCACGGACTCTGGTAAATCCTACGGCATGGCGGCGTTTGCGCTGGTCAACTGGTTCTGCGACCCAATCAACACAATGACCATTGTGGTCTCTACGTCGAAAATAGACGCAAAGCAGCGCATCTGGGCCGCTCTGGTCAAAATGTACCGCGAAGCCCGAAACATGGGACTGGCCTCTGGCAGGCTTATTGAATCCATGGATATCATCAAGCTATCGGATGAAGAGGGAGCCATTATCGACCCCGAAACAGGGGTAAGCGATGCATCTTCTATCATGCTCCTCGCAGCGGGTGATGAATACAAAGATGACGCCCAAAAGCGACTTCAAGGTAAGAAGAATCGTCGTATCGTGTTGATCGTTGATGAGCTTCAAGACTGCGCGAATTCTGTAATAAGCCAAGCTATCTGGGGATTCAAGGGCGCTCAAGAACTCTACATCGTCGGCGCGGGAAACCCCGCCTCTATCTTCGACCCACACGGAAAGTTCTGTGAACCGATCAAGGGATGGATGAGTGTGGACGAGGATACTCCGAACTGGAAGATACGGGTGGCGGGTATTGAGGGGGTATGCATCAGATTTGACTCGGAAAAAGACAACCCCAACCAGCAATCCTTCGATGCTGGCAAGGGACTCCGCTACCCATTCTTACCCAAGCCCAATGATGTGGCCTTGGCCCGAAAAGAACTTGGAGAACTCAATCCTCAGTATTGGAGGAAGTTTCGGGGCTTCTGGCCTCCTGCTGATGCTGATGACTCCACGATTGTCTCTGATATCCTTTTGGCCCGCCATGGAGCGTTAGAGAAGCCGATCTGGGATGGAACCCCGAAAGATATTGCTGGAATCGACCCAAGCTATACAGAAGGGGGCGATAGGTTTGTCTTCACCCACCTCAAGTATGGCAAGCTGATCAGTGGTAAATGGGCGATAGCTGTCGAGAAACAGTATGTCCTCAATCGTAGAGCGGGATCTCAAGAAGACTTCCAATACGAGATGATCCAACAAATCCACGACCTCTCTCTCAAATTGGGAATACCGAATCAATGGATGGGAGTGGACGCTTCGGCGGGTGGTATCTTCTGGTCAATCGGTGAACGGGAACTCCTAAAGGGTTGGCATGCAGTGAGTTTTGCAGGAGCGGCATCAGATTTGCCAGTAAGCGCCCAATATGCCATGAGGAACGAGGCCACAGGAAAGCCCCAAGTCGGCAAGGAATTGTTCCACAACATGGCCAGCGAACTGTGCTTCGCCGCTCGCTACTTCCTAGAATGTGAACAACTCAAGGGCATTAGCCCAGATCTGGCATGGGAGATGACCCAAAGGAAGTATGTGCGCCGAACCAGAAAGATTATCATTGAGTCCAAGACCGACATGAAAAAACGGATAGGAAAGTCCCCCGACTTATTTGACTCATTTGCCGTAGGATTGTTTGTCGCCCGTAAAGTCTTTGGAGCCATGGCTGGATCTGAAGCAATAGAAGAAAAGAAACGGCTTAATAAAGAAACCTTCAAGAAGCTTAAACAAGCCTTGACTATAAAGAAGAATTGGTAGATTCTATTTGCCATTTATGGCTCAACTACCGATTGCGGAAGCTGACATCTGTATATTTCAAGGTGCCACCTTTAACCAGACCTTATTCTATGAGACGGGCGAACCTTCGGCTCCCGTCAACCTTGTGGGTTATACAGCCAAGATGCACATCAGGTCAAAGCCCGAATCCAAGGCACTAATTCTTGAATTGTCTACAACCAATGGTAGAATCGTCTTGAATGAAACTACAGGATCTATTAGACTATTTATTTCGGCGTCCGACACGGCGTCACTCTCGGTCTGTGATAAAGCCGTATATGACCTTGAGCTTACAACAGGGGCCATCACAACCCGAATCCTACAAGGTAATGTTATCATTTCACCAGAGGTTACCCGCTAAATGAGCAAGATCTGTATCCCCATCCCATCCAGCAGTGTTATCGGTGTGTCCTCATCTCCGATTACCACTCCAAGTATTAACATTCTTCGCGTCGAACCATCCATTACAGGACTTACTGGTGGAACGGCGACAGACCTTGATTCTCTAAATACCGTTAGCGGAACCTATGCGGTGGGTATTGTGGTATTTGTTGTCATCGGTGGAGTTCCAGCAATCTATCAACTAACCAACGGAACTGACGCTGAAAACGATCCATTTATTATCCGTCCTAATGACTATGATAGCCAAACTGGAACAAATCGGGTTTGGAAGCGACTAATGTAACAATGAAATATATTCTCTCACTTATTATCAGTGGAGCCTTGGTTGTTTCGGGCTTCGGGCAAACTCGGAACGTTCTTGTAGGAACCAATAATGCCGTAGTTCAACCCACCAACTTCTGGAACGCTGATGCTTCAAATGCTCGCACGGGACTTGGTTTGGGGACAGCGGCCACCAGTTCGGTATCAGCATTTCAGCCAGCTTCTACCGCACTTTCCAATTTGGCAACTGGTAATGGCGGGGCATTGAGCAACCTTCAGGCCACAAATCTTGTTGGAATTATTCCTGCATCTAATATCTCCACAGTCACATTCACCAACATTGGGGGAACGCTTGCTATTTCCAGTGGCGGCACAGGAGCGACTAATGCAGTCAATGCTCGTCAGAATCTTGGTTCCACAATAGTTGGCGATGCAGTATTTATTGCCACAAACGCAGCAGCCGCAAGAACCGCAATTGGCGCTTTGGCAACAGATGGAAATGCCATCAATCTTACAAATTTCCCAACATTGCTTCTCCACACCAACGGAAGTGGCGCGGGATTAACAAACATAACAGCGGCCAATATTTCTGGATCAGTGGCTATTGCTAATGGCGGAACTGGAGCCACCAACGCCGCAACAGCAAGAACGAATCTTGGGCTGGGCTGGTCTGCGCTTACAAATACAGATGCCACAAATTTCCGTAATGCCATCGAAATTGGCATCACTAATACGCTTTCTATTTCAAATATACTTGCGGATAGACTCACTATTCGTGGAGACAATGCTGAAGGAGCATTTTTTAAAGCCAGCGGACTTACTGGATCTGGTGACTGGAAAGCGGAGCTTGTTCTTGGTTCAACAAATACCATTTTAACCATAAAGACTAATACCATTGAAGTCCCTTCTCTTGTTGGTGGATCTTTGATTGTTTCGGCTGGATCTGGTGGAGATTTAGTGCGCCAATCCTCACTTTTAACTGGATTCGGAACAACTTATTTTTTGGGAAATGTTGGTTCTGTTTTAACAAATTGGACGGCTGGCACTACTCGCACAAATCTCGGCCTTCCTTGGAGCGGACTTACAAATACAAACGCCGCAACATTCCAAACAGCACTATTTGGTTCTAACACCAATCCAGTTTTGGTAAACACCAATGGAGAGGTGGTAAGCCCTACCAATTTCTGGGCAGTAGCCCCGATATCCACAACTGTCCAATATCAGACAAACATTACAGGAACATCAACAAATGCCGCCACAAATAGCCGCAACCTATTCTTGTTTAGCCTTTCTCCTTCGGTGTCGGGGATTACCAATACGGTGACATTGCCCACGAACCCCGCAACCACATTTGAAGGAGATAGAGCTACTATTACCCATCTTGCCCAAACAACCAATGCGGTGACGGCTGTTAGGCAGTTAGGTGCGGCAACCAATCTTATTACACTCAACCAACTTGATGAGACTGTTCTGTTGATGTATCGTAGCGGAGCATGGAGGTTGGCTGATAATATTTCTTACGTTGAACCTATCTTCTTTTCTGGAACCAATGCAGCAGTCAATGCGGCGGCAAGCAGAACCAATCTCGGATTAGGCACAACTAATGAAGTTCAATTTGGAAAAATTTTTGTAAATGGAGTTTTTGAAGCAAGATCAAATGTTGTAGAAGTTTTTCAGCCAATTTTAATTACTGATCGTGATTCTACAAATGCAGTTTTTCAATTTGAAACAGAATCAGATAGCGCAATTGCACGAACTAATCTCAAAATTCCTTTAACAGCATTGACAAACACTAACAACGCCAACTTCCAAGCAGCCGTGTTTGTTACAAACGCCGCACCCACTAATACCGCAAACGTCAACGGAATTGGATTTAATACCGCTGTCCATTGGATGGAAGTGACTATAAAAACCAATGGCACGAATGCAACATTTCGTATTCCCTTGTTTCAATGACCAACTACTGGAGACTTGAGAGAGATATTGAAATCGTCCAAGGAAAAACTTGGACGGCTAAATTTCGTTATCTGACCAAGTCCTGCAAGGGGAAGTCCAATGTACCCGTCAATCTTTCTGGCTACGGGGCCAACATGGTCATCCGTGAGTGCGCCAAGGATAGTGCCACTTTGCTCACATTGACCTCTGGAAGCGGGATTACGCTCGGCGGAAGCGCGGGTACCATCGAAATCGAAATCACCGCCACACAGGCCGCAAATCTCACCGCAGGAGACAACGTCTACGAAATCGAACTCTACCTCGGCTACACCTATATCGCGTTTGCCACGGGTAAGGCTAAAGTCTATCAGGAGATCGCCCGATGAGCCAAGAGGTCATTGAGATCACAGAGAGGGAGATTGAGGTCATTGAGGTGGTGGAGCGGGGTCCGTCTGGGCCGACTGGCCCGCAAGCCAACATCAACTACACAGTAGTCTCTAGTCCGCAAACACTTAGCAATTCCCAGAATATCGCAGCCGATACTTCGGGAGGGACATTTACTCTCACTCTCCCGCTCAATCCTAATGAAGGTGATTCCATCGATATCTTCGACTACTCGGAGACTTTCGACACTAATCCACTGACCATCGCCCGAAACGGACAAAGGATCGAAAGTTTGGAAGAAAATCTGATCTGCAACGTCGAAGGAGCCTACTTTACGATGATCTATACTGGATCTACCCGTGGATGGCAGATCCTTCCTCGCTACGGAACCTCTGGAGGAGGAGGAGAGTCTATCCTTACCAACCAAGGCGACACCCTTTATCGCGGGCCTTTGGTCAACGAGAGGCTTCCCATCGGAAGCGCAGGCCAAATCTTAAAAGTCGCCGCCAGCGGCATACCAGAATGGGGCAACGAGTCGGGGGCCGTGACAAGCGTGAACGGGGCCACGGGAGCAGTCACGGTTGCCGCCCTTAACCACACTCACGAAGCGGCAGACGTATTCTTTCAAGGTTTGGAACTGTTAGACGCGGGCAACGCCAACACGAACGGCGTCTACGTCTACGGAGGGGTTTTTGGCGGCAAGGGCATCTACTACAAAGACAAGGACAGTTTCATTTATTGGGACGGAGCAGCTTGGATGGTGTCCTATAACTCCGACGACATTTATTCCTCGGCGCAAAACACGACAACACCGTGGCAAGTCACTTCGTGGAGCGTTGAAGCAGGCCAAACATCGCCCGCACCCTCGTCGTGGGATCGTCTGACAGGCGACCAATGGGAGGCGGTTGTCGGGCAGCGCATCAACCCGACCTTGCGCGGCACTGCCGCTGGCAAAAATGTCGGCACAGGTGCGGACGATGTTTCGGCTGGTAATCACACCCACGGCAACCTAACCAACGCAGGAGCCATCGGCACCACCGCCAACCTCCCGCTCCGCACAGGCACCAACGGCGTAGTCGAGGCGGGTTCTTTCGGCGCGGCGGCAGGGAGCTTTTGCGCTGGCGACGATGCGCGGCTTTCGGATGACCGCGACCCCAACGCGCACGCCGCAAGTCATGCCGCAGCCATGAAGGCGTTTTTTACAGGAACAGTCAGCGGAGCGCCATTAACGTTTTCTATACTTGCAGATAATGTCGGAACTGCTGGCAATAGCATTTCTTTTTCTTTTAACGGCTCGACTGACATTGATTCAGCCGTGAATGCGTGGAATGCGGCAAATCCATCAAATACGGTTTCGTTATCTGGAGATGGAACACAAGTTCCTAGCAACGGCCAAACCATTACATTGTCTGGTGGTGTAAATCTTGGTAGCGACCCCCTAGTCCCTGTTTTTACAAAAGTGACTATTTCTGATGACGATAGCGACGAGTCCGTGCTGTCGCTAACAAAACTCACACAAAACATTATTGAGTTTGCCACACAAGAGCTTTCAATAAACCACATAGGCGGTAACGATACGCCATACATATCAGTAAG